AGAACTTATAGCAACAGGAGAAGCATCGGGTCTTTGGGGAGATAAAACAAATGTTAATCTTCAAATGTTTCAAGAAATTACTTCTGGTTATGTAGCTCAATCTATTGCAGGTGGAGCTGCTACAACTACTTTAAGTATTACCAATGCAACTACTGGCGACACAGCCAGACAAATGATTATTGAATTCACAGGAACTATTTCAGGAAATAGAATAGTAACGATACCTGATTCTTTAGAAAAAATGTATGTTGTAAAAAATTCAACATCAGGTGCTCACACGGTTCAATTTAAAACAGTATCTGGAACAGGTGTTACTTTTGGCGCATCAGATAAAGGAACTAAACTTGTTTTTGCTAATGGAACCAATGTTGTTGACGCAGGATTAGGTGGAGCAACTGATTTAAATGGAGAAGAATTAATTTTAGATGAAGATGCTGATACCAGTATTACAGCAGACACAGATGATCAAATAGATATTAAAATTGCAGGTGCAGATGATTTTAGATTTACAGCAAATACTTTCACAGCTTTATCTGGAAGCGGTGTTGTTATACCAGATAGTGGACTTACTTTAGGAAGCACAGCAGTAACTTCAACAGCAGCAGAATTGAATATTTTAGATGGAGTAACTTCTACAACAGCAGAATTAAACATACTAGATGGCGTTACATCTACAGCAGCAGAGTTAAATGCACTAGATGGTATAACTGCAGTTGTAGGTGAACTTAATGCTTTAGATCTAGGATCAACAGCTGTAGGAACAGCTATTGCAAGTAAAGCAGTTATATTAGATTCAAACAAAGATTACACAGGAATTAGAAATCTAACCTTAACAGGAGACCTTACTGTTGGCGGTGATGATATTACTATGGGTACAAACACTGCAGGTAATTTATTAGTTGCAGATGGTACAAATTTTAACTCAATAGCAGTTAGTTCATTATCAGAAATATCAACAGCAGCTTCAGATGATGTTTTTATAGCAATAGATACTTCAGGCGGTGGACTTAAAAAAATTGCAAGATCAGCAGTTGTTGCAGGACTTGCAACGGATAGTGCTATATCAAATGTTGTAGATGATACCTCTCCTCAATTAGGTGGTAATCTAGATATGAATGGTGCAGATATTGTTACTACTTCTAATGCAACTATTGATTTAGCTCCTAATGGAACTGGAACAGTTGTTGTAAGAGGTAATACAAATTCTGGAGCAATAGTATTTAATTGCGAATCTAATTCACATGGACAAACAGTTATTGCACAACCCCATAGTGCTAGTGTTACCAACACTATGTTGTTACCAGCTGGTGCTAGTTCAACTTTAGTATCTTTAGTATCTACAGATACACTTACCAATAAAACTTTAACATCACCTAAAGTAAATGAAGACGTAGCAGTTACTTCTACTGCAACAGAATTAAATTTACTAGATGGAGTAACTTCAACAACTGCAGAATTAAATATTTTAGACGGAGTAACAGCAACTGCAGCAGAGATTAATTTAATAGACGGTGGAACAGCAAGAGGAACGACTGCTGTTGCTGATGCAGATGGTATTCTTACAAACGATGGTGGTACAATGAGAATGACAAGTGCCGCTACATTTAAAACATATTTTCAAGCCGGAATATCTTCCGCAGCTGATGATATTTCAGCTGGTGATGCAGCAGTATCTATTGCAACATCGAGTGGAGCTGTTGTTATCGATTCAAATGCTAGTACCGTTACTGTTGATGGACATACAGGTGTTACAATTGCTGCTTCTAGTTCTGGGAATATAACTCTAGACTCAGAAGTTGATATTACTTTAGATGCAAATGGAGGAGATATCTTTGTTAAAGATGGTGGAACTACTTTTGGTAGTCTTACCAATACAAGTGGTAATTTAATAATTAAATCAGGTACTACCACTGCAGCCACATTTAGTGGAGCAAATGTTACATTTGCAGGAACATTAGCTTCAGGTGCTATTACCGCTGCAGGTGATATATTACCAAGCACAGATGATGCTAGGGATTTAGGTAGCCCATCTAAACAATGGAGAAATATTTATACTGGAGATTTACATTTGTCTAATAAATCTAAAGCTGAAGGTAACGTAGTTGATGGAACAACAGGCGATTGGACAATTCAAGAGGGTTCAGAAAATCTTTACATCCTTAATAATAAATCTGGTAAAAAATATAAATTTAAATTACAGGAGGTTTAGTCGTGGCAATAATATCTGACGGAACTACAATCGCAGATGCAGCTTCTTTTAGTGTTAGTTTAGGTAATATGGTACTATTAAACACTGCTACAGCATCTAATAGTGCTTCTTTATCTTTTAATAGCACCTACATTACTTCTACATATCCGATTTATAAGTTTGAGTTTATTAATATACATCCAGCAACTAATAGCGCATATTTTCAAGTTAATTTATCTATAGATAATGGTAGTAATTATAATGTTACAAAAACTACAACTTATTATCATGCTTATAATAACGAAGCTGGTGATGCTTATGCTTTAAATTATGACCCAGCAAGAGATTTAACACAATCTACTTCTTATCAAGATATAAGTTATCAAACAGGAAATGATAATGACCAATCAACATCAGGAAATTTGTTTCTTTTTGATCCAAGTTCAACAACATTTGCTAAACATTTTTTAATAAACATAAATACTTATAGTGATGTTTCAGGCACAGATTACTCAATAAATACTTATGTAGGAGGTTACGGAAACACAACTTCTGCCGTCAATGCAATTAATTTTAAATTTAGTTCAGGAAACATAGGTTCTGGAGTAATCAAACTTTACGGAATAAAAGGATCGTAATATGGCAGTTATATCAGCAGGAACAACTTTAATTGACGCTGGAGCAATATCAGTACCAACAGGTGCATTAATCTTAATCAAATCTATTACAGCTAGTTCTTCTGCAAGCATATCTTTTGTAGATGGTGCTAGTGGAGTGGTGCTAGACGGTACCTACAAGTCGTATGTGTTTACGTTTATTGATGTTCATCCTAGTACAGAAGCAGATAATACAGTTTTTCATTTTCAATGTTCTACAGATGGTGGAAGTAACTACAATACAACTATGACATCTTCACATTTTAGAGCAGGTAATTATGAAGATGATTCTGACCGATTTTTATCTTTTAATATTACACAAGCACAATCACAAGATACAGATTTTGCTTCTTTAATAAATGGAAGTATTGGTACAGACAACGACCAAAGTGCTAGTGGATTTTTACAAATTTTCAACCCTGCCGACACAACTTTTGTGAAGCATTTTATTAGCAGAACAAATTCACACAACTTAAATAATGTATCTATGGTTGCTTACAATGGAGGATATTTTAATACCACTTCGGCAATAGATGCAATTCAGTTTAAATTTTCAGCAGGTGATGTTGATAATGCAGTTATTAAAATGTATGGAGTTACATAATGGGATTAATTAGTGCTGGAACAACTATATTTGATGCTGGAGTTGTAAATGGTATTGGAAACATGATATTAGTATCTAGTGTCACTGCATCAAGTTCTGCTAGTATTACTTTTACTTTAGCAGATTACAAAGAGTATCAATTCTATTTTGTAAATATTCATGCTGCAACAAGTGGTGCTGAATATCAATTTAATTTATCTATTGATAGTGGCTCCAACTACAATGTAGCTAAAACAAGTACCGCATTTGAAAGTTATCATACTGAAGCTGATAATGGTGCTGGTGTAATTTATCAAGGTGGTGCAGATTTAGCACAAGGCACAGGCGATCAACAATTATTTAGAAATTTAGATACAGATAATGATTGTTCATATTCAGGTTCTTTGAAACTTTTTAACCCTTCATCTGACACTTTTGCAAAACATTACATGGCTAGAGGGAATGGCATGAATACAAGTCCAACATCTATAGATTTTAATATAGCAGGATATGCAAACACCGCTAGTGCAGTAGATAGAATTCAATTTAAAATGAGTTCGGGCAATATAGATTCTGGAAAAATCTTGATGTTCGGAATTAATTGATATACAATAGGAGAACATATGGCACATAAAATAGTAAATGGAGTACAAGTAGAACTGACAGCAGCAGAGGTTACTGCTATAGAACAAGCTGAAACAGTATGGGCAAATGCAGCTCCTGCTCGTGCATTAGCTGATTTAAGAAGTAAAAGAAATAGACTTCTTGCTGAAACAGATTTTTACGGCTACTCAGACGTAACAATGAGCGATGCCATGACAACCTATAGACAAGCATTGAGAGATTTACCAGATGGTTTAACTACAGTTGATGATTGCGAAGGTGTTACTTGGCCAACTAAACCATAGATACATTACATATAATGTATTATAAAATTATATGTTACAAAAATTAAAATTTGCACCAGGAATAAATAAGCAGGTCACAGGATCTGGGGGCGAAGGTCAATGGGTTGATGGTGATAACATACGATTTCGTTATGGTAAACCTGAAAAGATCGGTGGTTGGACTCAGTTAGGCGACACACGGATCACGGGCCGTAATACAGCTATTCATCATTTTGTAACTACGTCAGGAATTAAATATGCAGCACTAGGAACCAATAGAATTTTATACATTTATTCTGGAGGTATCTTTTATGATGTTCACCCTATTAAATCGACTACTACCTTGACTAGTGCTTTTACTACGACTAATGGATCCGCTGTTATAACTATAACTTTTGCAAGTGCTCACAACATTTCTAATGTAGGAGATGTCGTTCTATTAGATAATTTTTCATCTATTACCAACTCTAATTTTACATCTATTGATTTTGATGATAAAAAGTTTTCTGTTCAAAGTATTCCAACTGATACCACCATTACTATTTTAATGCCTTCTAACGAATCAGGAAGTGGTGCTACTACTTCTGGAGGTGTTCGTGTTCAACATTATTATCCCGTGGGACCTGCAGTAGAAACAGCCTCTACCGGTTGGGGACTGGGACAATGGGGAGGAAGATTATCCGGACAATTTACATCTACTTTATCTTCAGGAATTAATACATCGGTTACTAGTTTAACTATGGCTAGTTCTAGTTCCTTTCCTTCTTCAGGAACTGT